ACTTCCAGCTCGCCGCGATTGGCGAGCGCTGGCATCAGCTCGCGCGCTTGTTGCGGGCGTTGCGGGTCTTCGTAGCGGCGTCCTCGTTGCCGGTGACACCAGTATCGTCGGCGTCACGGTTCGCAGTGGACATGCGCTGCGCCTCGTTGTTCTCGACGTTGCCGGTTTCGGTCTCGTCCAGCGGCTCACCGATGGGCTTGGCGTTGAGGCGCTTCGCCATCTTCTCGGTGAGCATCGCGGAGTGCTCCACGTGGCCGACCATGTAGTGGTATTCCTTGATTTCCTGCTGCTCCGCCATGGGTGGTTCCCCTCTGATCAGACTGGCTGTAATGGGTGGGCGGGTCATGTGGTCATCGCCGCAAACCGCGCCCGGTAACCCGCAGATGGGGCACACCGGGTTGGTGAGCCCCATCCGAAGGTCGCTCACACTGCGAGGGTGATCTTGACGAACGCGGACGGGCGCAGGATCGCGAACGCCGCACGCATCTCAGCCAGGATCGCGACGAGGTTACGAACGAAGAAGTCCGCGTGGCTGTCGGTGGCCTGAACGGATGCCTGCTCCCGGTCGTAGATGACACCCCAGTTCCACGCCGCACACCACGCCGTGCCGGGGGTGACGGCCTCCGACTCGATGACCGGCAGGCCCCACAGGCGCGGGGTGGTGAGCTGGAACGGGCCGCCGCCGTAGAAGTCGCCGGTGTCGTTACGCAGCAGCTCCACGTTCTGCCAGTCCAGCGGGTTCATGACGTAGGCGGTGGGCCGGGCACGGCCACCGATCTGAACCTTCGTGCGGGCCAGGCGGGTGACGTCGAGGTTGTCCTGTGCACCGGCCGGAGCGGCCTGCGTCTGGATGCCGGGGGTGTTGTACAGGCCCAGGAAGTGCTCGCCCGTACCGACACCGGTGAGCAGCTCATCCTCCAACGCCTCTTCGAGGCCGTAGCGGAGGAACGAGTCGATCATGGTGCGGATCTGCGCCGCGTCGGACAGGGCCCGCTTGGTGATCGGAATCCAGTGCGCGATGGTCTTCACGGTGGTCGAGTCGCGGTCGAACTCGAAACCCGACTGCGGCTTCACACCCGCCGTGACAGTGGTAGCACCGTTCACACCGACCGGGTCAGTGGTCCGCGCCTCAGGAACAACCGCAGCGTTGTTGTCCACCGCAACCAGCCGGACATAGTCAATGGTGTCGCTAGTGGTCGAACCCGAAGAGAACAGCTGCCGCACCGACAGGGGCCGCTCGTAGAACGGGTCGAGCAGGCCACGCCGGTCGTCCTCCACCAGGAAGCCGGCCGAATCCTCCCGGTCACCCGAGAAGAACAGATCCTTCATGCCTCGGGCGAAGTCCACCGGAGACGACTGGACCCGCATCTTCTCCGAGAAGTTCCCGTTCGGCACCCCCGACAGCAGGCTCTTGTACTCCTGCGAGTCCACGAAGGCGTGACCCGCGGACTTGCGGCCCTTGCGGGGCAGCTCGTCGCGGCGGGCCTTCAACTCGTCGGGGGTTTCGCCGATACCCAGACCCTTCGACAGGTCCAGCATCTGCGAGCGGAACGCCTTCTCCTTCTCGGCGTTCTGCTGCAGCTCGGTGGCCTTTTTCATGTGCGCGTCGATGGTGTCCCGTTCGACGTCGGTGAGGTCGCGCTCCTCCTTCTCGGCGACGTCGATGATGCCCTTGGCGGCGTTGGCTTCCGCCAGGATCGCGGTTTTGATGCTTGGGCGCATGGTTTTCCTGTTCTTCTTTGTGACCCTGGCGGTCAGTCGGAGAGGTTGGCCATCAGGGCCGCATATTCGGCGCGCTGACGGCACAAAAAAACCGCCCCGGAAGGGCGGCTAGTCGTGGACGAATCCGTCGGTGGGTCGTCAGTAGATGGAGGGGCTTTTTTCGCGCCGATCAGTTCGGTCAGCGGGTTCGCCCCCAACGGGGTGGGTCCGACCTCGTACACGTGCAGGTCCAACAGCTCGTTGTAGCCGTTCTTCGACTTCTGCTCGTTGTTCACGTCGTAGGTGTACGAGAACTGCTTCACCCGCCGCGACTTCAGCAGGTGCCGCACGTGCGCACCGACGCCGAAGTCATCAAGCTGGGCTTTCACGTACAGCCCGCCGTGTTCCTTCACCCAAGAGTTGGCCCAGTCGGGGATGGCTTTGCTGCCACCGTCCAACTCCTCGATGTCGAGAACCTCGCCGATGTTCATGGTCGGGTCCGCGAGCTGGTGGGACCAGTAGACGGGGATCCGGTCGCCGGATTTCTCCCACGCGTCGATGGACGCTTTGAACGCTCCGGGCCGGACGATGTCGCCTTGCAGGTCGACGTTGTTGAACACCGAAACGATGGCCTCGAACGTTCCAGACTCGGCGTCCGGGGCGGTGAGGGTGACGCTGGCATCCTTGTGTTTCACGATGTGCTCCCGGCGGGTTTCGGGCCGGATGGAAGCCCGTTGGATTCGCGGTTGGACGGGTTGTCCGGGGCCGTGTCACGCGGGGAGGCCAGGCCACCTTCGGTGACGTTCATGGGGACGATCAGGTCTTCGCCTTCGTCCAAGTCCGGCAGGTTGTACAGCGCCCGGCCCTCGTTGCGGGTCATCCACGGGCCACCCACAGACGCCGAAATGGCTGCTGCCTGCGCCTCGAACGAACCTTGCATCTTTTTGCGAAGGTTGAACTCCACGTAGATTTTGGACGCGCCGCCGGGATCAAGGTCGGGCAGCAACTGCCGTTCAATGTCCTGTTGCAGCATTTCCAGCAACGGCCCCAGAGTGTCGCCGTACAGCATTTGGTGAAGTTCCGGCATGTTCCCCGACTGCTGGCCCTTGACGAGGCCCATCATCGCCGGGTTGACGTGGAAGGCGATGCACACCTCTTCGCGGGTGAGCTGCCGAGACTCGATGTACTGCGCGTCTTTCGGGCTGATCCCACCCTCATGCCAGGCCATGCCGTCTTCGAGCAGCGGGGTTCCGCCGGCCTGCATGTCGGTGGAGTACGCGGACCAGTCGGCCTTGAACCTTTGCCGGGCCGTGTCAGACCAGCGGGGGGCTTTTTCCGGGCGGGTGATGTAGCCGGAAATCCGCGCCCCGTTCTTCCACATCAACTCCCGGTACCGTCCGGCGGCGTATTCCTCGGCGAGGAGCTGCCGCAGGGTTTCTACCGGGGACCATCCGTCTTTGGGGTCGTCGGGGTTGTATCCGTAGATGTGGACAACCTCGTCGGGGTCCAGGTCGCGGTGGCCTTTCGTGCCGGTGAGCCGGTAGTAGTCGGGGAAGAAGAAGTTCTCGCCTCGGGGTTCGATGTAGCGGCGCGGCACTGGGAGCACTCCGCGTGTGCCGTCGTCGGCTACGCCTTTGAGCCAGATCGCCGAGTGGAAGATCAAGTATTCCTGGACGGTCCAGTTGATCAGCCGGTACTTCGTCCACTTCGACCCCGGCCACGGGTTATCGAGCAGCTGGGAGAGGGGGTGGTCGCGAACCTTTTTCCGGTCGGTTTCTGAGGATCGTTCAAAAACGTCCAGGCCAAGCTCAGCGATGTTGCGGGCCAGGAACTCGATGACGGTGCGAAGCGCGGGCTGGGTTTTCCACATGTGCTCATAAGACCGGTACTGCTCGGGTCCGATTTGCATGATCGCGGGAATGCCCATACCAAGCGTTGACTGGGCGGGGCGGAGCCGGTCAATGGCGCCTCCGGACAGCACGAAAGGCACGCGGTACTCCTTCCGTGAGAAAAGTTTTCGGTCGGCAAGGGCCTACGGCGTGGCTTGTAGGTAGAGGACCTTTTCGCGTTCGATGTAGATCTGACCGTCGAGGGCGGCGGGTTCACTGTCGGGGCTGTACAGGGTGGCGTCGTTCAACACCAGCAGTTGGCCTTTTTGGGCGGTGAGCAGCCCCGATATGGCGGAACCGTCGGTCAAATTGACGAAGACGCGGTCGTATACGGGCCAGGGGGAGAACATTCGGGCGGTCTCCAACGGGTGACAAGGTTTGGTGCCGGGCGGTCGGGTGTTGCAAGATGGGTGCCGGAACGGGCCCTTAGTTGGGCACGCGGAGATAAACCCTGGTGGGCGCTTCCGCCAGCGGTGGTTCTCGTCTGACGAAGGCCCGTTCCTTGTCGCGCGGTGGAGCAGTTCGGTAGCTCATCTGGCTCATAACCAGAAGGTCGCGGGTTCGAATCCCGCCCGCGCCACGTTGGTCGCTTCCCGGGGAGTGAAGCGTGCAGGGAGACAACCTGCCGCCGATTGGGCGTATCCCGGGGACCTCTCTTGAGGTCTTTCGCAGGTTCGAATCCTGCCGCCAGCGCTAGGGACACCCGGCCTCTTGCGGGGAGTGGCTTTAGCTGTGTCGCTCTTGCGTATCGGGGGTCGGGTGTCCCGCCTGCTGACGTGCCCGGAGTGGCCTATCGGGTGAGGTGGGGCGATAGGGGCCGCCCGCTGGGTTGCGGTTCCCGACGGCGCACCAAGATCGGAATGTCCCCGCCTGATCAGCGGGGCCAGGCCGACCGTGGGTTCGAATCCCACCGTCAGCTCTGCGTCGCGGTGGGCGGCGGGCACCGGATGGGAACCGGGCAGGGGAGGCGGGGGTGACGCCTCCGTAAGCGCCGGGAAGTCAGGTTCGAGGATGGGACAGTCCTCGCAGGCTTCCCGGCGCACCCACCACCACCCGATAGCGTCGAAGTTGCGGCACGGTGTGTACGAGGCGCGACCGAACGCTTACAGTCGGAGGCATGGCCGACCCCGACTCGCTACCACTACGCGGCAACGACCCCGCACGCTGCGACAAGTGCGGCTTTGGCAACCTAGACATCAACTTCGGGTGCCGCCTGAGCGAGATCGCCTGGGTTCAGGTCGGCAAAGAGATGTCGTCCCTGTCGGACTTCCCGATCAACGTCATCTGCCCGGCCTGCGGACACTGCAAGCAAGGCACCGGCCACGCGTTCACCATCGACGTCTCCAGAGGCGTGATCACCGAGGGTCACGTACGGATGCCGGACGCCGAATGAACGACGTCGCCCCCCTCGTCACCGGCATCCTGCTCATCGGCGCCGCAACGATCTTCACCTTCGGCTACGCCGTCGCCATGAACCGCCGCGACAACTCCGACCTCAAAGGAACCAAAGCCAAAATCCCCGGCCTGCGCAAGGCGTACTGGACGTCGCTGTGGGACCTGATCAAGCGCAGCCTCATCATCGGCGGCGTCCTCGCCCTACTCCTGCTGTGGGCCGTCAACTCCGTCCAACGTGAATCCCGCCTCCGCCCGTCCCCGACAGAAAGCGCCCGATGAGCGACAAGCAGCAAAGACCCAAGGACTCCGTCGATGAACTCATGGGTGTCCTCATCCTCCGCCGGGAGCGCCTGAAGATGACGAAGGCAGCCCTTGCGGACAAGATCGGCGTGGACCGTGCCTGGCTGAAGAAGGTCGAGGACGGCCTCATCCAGCCGCAGATCCGCACGATCCTCGCCTACTGCGAAGCCGTAGGCATGGACTTCACCTGGACGCTGAGGGCAAAGAAGTGAACCCCGTCAACTTCGCCATGCAAACCCGCTGCCCCCACTGCCTCACGGAGCAGTACGCCATGATCGTGCTTGAGTTCTCCAACGGAGACTGTCCCTGCCCCCACTGCGGCGAGTACACCCAGCAGATGACCTACGACCAGTGGTACGCGCGCCTGCGTGCCCGGGAGCAGGAGAACCGATGATCCCCAACGAGCCCCCGTTCACGATGCAGTTCCTCCACCCCGACCCAGGCAAGGCCGTCATCGTGGAACGCATCGACCTCCCGCACAAGCCGAACTACGAAGTGCACGGCCGCACCAGATGCATGGACTGTGATCGTTGGTGTTGGCTGTCCGCCGCGTCTCTGAAAACCATCGAACGGTTGGAAGCCCGACCCATGTGCGAACAGTGCGCCATCGCCGCGAAGCTGGGACCGGAAAACTTCCTCGGGAACGCGACCGAGTGATGATCGACCTCAACGACTACGGCCACTTCGACGGCACCTGGTTCATCCTCAAGGAACCCATGCACTTCAAAGACCGCGACGGCAACCCGGCAGCCAAAGTGGAGAAGTTCAACCTGGACCCCGCCGACGGATGGAACCTGCCGGCCGGGTACACGCCGAAAGATTTCCTACTCACCCTGCTCACGACAATGGTCAGAGAACCATCAGGTTCCCCGACTCGTACGCCGACTGATACGGATCCACACCCTCACGAGACTTCCACGCGTTCACAGCCATCGCCGCCGCCGGAACCGCATCAATCCGAGCCTTGTCGCGGCCCCGCTCCGGCTTCTCCGGACGAATGAGATTGGGGTCGTAGGCCGCATGGCGCACTTCGCACTGGTCGAAACAGAATCGGGCTACTGGGTTGCCGTGATGGCGCAGCAAGCCCCGCTTG